ACTTCAATAAAATCTATGTCTATACCGGCTAATCCCTCAAATTGTCTGTGCCAATCGTTATAACCACCATTGCTAAATGCGTAGGTCCAGCGTGCCATAAGTTATTTATTTTTAATTATTATTATTTCGTTTTCTTTCTCTTCAATTATTCTTTCATAATCTAACAACTGATTAGATAGCTTCTCGATGTGCTTCTTGTGTCGTTTGAGTTCATCCCTACATTTCTTTAACTCATCCGGACACCCTATCTCATCAAATATTTTAGAGTTTGTCATGTTGCTCCTGTAATTTACTTTCAATTTGTCTTACTCGTTCTCTTGAGATATTAAATTCATCTGCTAAAGTTTGTAATGTTTTTTTATTTGAAGATATTTTCCTAAAAAAATAAATAGAATTATCTCTTTCATCTGTGCTTTTGTTACTATTATTTTTATTGTTATAATTTTTATATGGTAATTTAAAAACATCTTTAAATTTATTAAAATTATCCTCATCAAATAATTTTTGAATTGGAACATCTAAAACATCAGCAAAAAAACTACATATTTTAAGAGATATTGTTCTCGTTCCTCTTAAATATCTATAAATACTATCATTACTGCCTTTAGTTTTTGAAATAATAAATGTTGTTGTTATTTTTTTTTGATTCATAATTATAATAATATTTTTTCTAACAAGCTCATTCAAATCTATCACTTTAATACCTCTATCTTTTTAACTACTGATCTTGGATATGTTGTAGTGTTACCAACTGTAAGTGAACCATCATCTTCATCAAAACTATGCGAAGCAAAGATGATAACTTTCTTTGTGTCTTTGTGTAATAGATAACCTGTATCTTCACACCAACTATAGCTTTGATCCTTTGCTTTCTCAAGCGTCATCCATTCAGAATTACTAACAATATCTTGCCAATACAAACGCACTCGCTTGTATTTAAACTTCTTCTCTTTGCCAGTATTCTTCATAGAAATCATTAGGTTGTACTTGTTTGTTAGTTGCTTTATATATTTTTAACATTACTATAGGATGTGGTATTCTTTGTCCTTTAGCGTAGCGTTGTACATTGGTTGCAGGATTAATATTAATTATACCAAACTGATTTGCAGCTTGTGAATAACTTAACTTATTCTTTTTTATCCATTCTGATAATTTCATAAACTCCTTTCGTGAATTTATCCTAATACCATAAAGGTTATGTATTACAAGAAAAATATTTAGTAGACAAACTGGTATAAATGACTATATTGATTTGAAACAACTATGAAAGAATACTTTTCAAATATTAATGGTGGTCTAGGTTTAGATCATTGGTCGCCTTCAAGTACAGATATGCCTTTGGCTAAATGGGTAACTAATTATGGTTATCATACTCCTAAAGAAAGAGATGGGTTCTTGATGAACTATAAACCTAGAGTTGGAAACCTTACCAACAACTCAGCTCAAAGATTACTATGTGAATATAGATACTTCAAAGATAAGAAAGTAAAAATAGAGAATAGAGATTACAATGAGATATACAAACAAGAACTAGATGACATCAATAAGTATGATTCAATAGATACGCAAGATAAGTTTGCAAGAGATAACATAGATGAGATTGCACATAAGATTATTGAACAAATAAAAAAACTATACAAAGAAATATTTAAAGATGAAAAAACTGCAGCCGAAAGATATGTAGCTGCAAGTGTCAAAGAATTGATACACGATATTATAGGTCGTATAGATTATGAAAGTAATACAAAATTTTTAGAACTAAAAACAAAACCTAGCAAATGTTACAAAAGAAAAAACAAAGATGAATACTATTGGAAGCAACAAGAGTTAAACGAAGATTTAATCTTTGATGGCTACTGGAAACAAGTAGCTTTCTATTGGAAGTGTACCGGGAAGAAACCATTTTTAGGTTTAGCAAATGAAACAGATTACTTAATCTTTGATGACACACATGAAAAAATGAGAGCCGATCATTTAGAATATCAATTTAATTTGATGACAAAAAAAATTTATAGATGGGAGCAAATGATTATATATTGCAAAGGTAATTTATCTGAGCTTGCAAACCTTACAGAAGAGCCAGACCTTAATCATTTCTTTCACTATAAAAATCTAACAGACAAACAAAGACAACTAATAAAACAACTATGGGGGATAAACGCATGAAAAAAATATATCAAAAATTACACCAAGCATGTTTAAATGCAGGTGGCGTAAAGAAAGGAGAGAAAGTAAAAGGTATGCACTTTAATCCTTTGCTGCACGATGCAGTACAAGAGGTAGCTGTGCAAGCATTACTGGACCAAAGACTATATCCAATGTGCAGCTATAAAACAGATACACATGAAAGTTATGTGATGGTTACTTGCTACATGAGAATACACGATGTTGACTCAAATGATGTAGTTGAGATGAATGGTTGTAGTGCTATGGGTGGCTTAGATAAGTTTGGTACTGGTCAAGCTATGTCATACTCAAGAAAGTATGCTTTCTTAAATTTATTAAATTTAAAAACAGGTATCAAAGATGATGATGGATATGAAGCAAAGCCATTTGAAGAAGTAAAAAAGATTCCAAATACAAATGGAAAAAAGAATATTAGGCTCGATATGAAAGAGCTTGATATGGGTCTAATAAAAGATGACATAAAAAAAATAAATGACATCTATGCTCTGAGAAAATGGAGAAAGGCTAACTCAGATTTATTCGACTCTAATAATAAGTCTCTAAGAGAATACAGACAACTAACTGATTTGTATGAAACTCATGAGACAAAACTAAACCAAGGAGTAATAACAAATGGCTGATGATATATATATTAAGCTAGTAAGAAACGAGAAGAAGAACGCACCAAATCAACCTGATTGGGTTGGTCCACCTCAAGAGGGATCACCACCTGATAAAGATTGGAGAGTAGGTGTAAAAGTAGGAGATACTTGGCACAATCAAGCAGGATGGGATGGTGAAGATGGTATGATTACCATAAGACTTAGAGCAAATGATAAGTCTAAGTCGGGATCATCTGGTGGTGGCACACCAAGTTTTGCACCAAAAAAAGATTATGCAAAACAAAGCTACTATGCTAAAAGATAATAGGTATTAGTTTATATACCTTTCGATGAGGTGGAGTTTTTATTGGCATCCCTTTCTGCCGTCTTTAGTTGTTTTCTCTGCCTCATCACCTAGTTATGGACACAATAAATTTATCAGATAAAATTTTAAAAAAAATTATGGAGGATCGGCAAGAAGATTATGGCGATTATAAGGAGAACTTTAGGCTAATCGCTGTAATATTTAATGTCATATTGCACGACAAATTGAAAGATGATATAGAACCACACGAAGTAGGACAACTAATGATGGGTTTAAAACTATACAGAACAACTAAAAAATACAAAGCAGATAACTATGATGACCTTGAGATATACTCAAAAATGGCTAAAGAACTACATAAAATAAGTATAGACAAAAAGGATTAAATGACTAAATATATACGAATTAAATCTGGCGAGGCTAATTTTCAATTAGTTGAAAGATTTGATGATGTGAAGAAAGCTGCAGACCCCAACGCACAGGGTGAGTATGTAGAATGTAAAGTAGAGAATGTTAAATTAGACTTTACTAAAGTGAAAAAGGAGAAGGATGGAAAAGCTAAGACAACGACTCCAAAAGTTGAAAGACTTGCAACAGAGAAAACATGAAGCATATCTTGCAACTAAATATAAAGCTGACAAGTTACAAAAAGATAGCTTTAGATTAATATGGAAAGTCGAAAGAGCTAAAGAATTGTTGCTGAGATAAGTAACAATTAATATAAAAAAACAAAGAAAGGTATAGGGATCGTATGCTTAAAACTAAGCTACAAACATTTAAAACAGCAATGAAAGCACCTCAATATGAAAAACTATCAAAGTATGAATTAAAAATATATCAAGCTGGTTTTAGAAATGGATATAAACTTGCAAGAAATAATATTAAAAAAAAAATAAAACACAAACCAAAAAAAATTATAAATTTTCAATTCAATAGCACAACTCCAAAAAATATAGATCAAATAATAAATAAAGTATGTGTTAGATATGAGGTACACAAAAAAACTTTATTAGGTAAATGTAGAACTCAAGATATAGTTCGTGCAAGAAATATAATACACAATATTTTAAATGATAAATACAATATGAATCTAACAAATATTGGTAGATACTTTGGACAGGATCACACTACAGTATTACATTCAATACAAATGAAAGCTAACAAAGAAAGATTTTGGAGTCCTGAACAAACTATTTGGGATGAGTATTTAGATTTAATTAACTAAACTGTCTAAATCTTCTTACCTTTGCTGCAATACTTTTAGGTTGTTTGCTAAATTGTTTGCCTTTTC